TCCGAATATGGGGACCGCATGGGCCGGCCCCACTGGCATTATCTTCTTTTCAATGTGCGGGATATTGCTAATATTACTAGTGCTTGGCCTTATGGCCTACTTGAAATAGATCATGATGTAAATGTCAATAATATCGACTACGTACTAAAATACATGGTAAAACATGAATCTGAAAAGAAGCCGGAACGTCAGAAAGAACTTTGTTTCATGTCCAAAGGATTGGGTTTATCGGCTCTTGATGAAGAGCAAATACGATTTATTCAAGCGCCGGACGCAAATATGCTTGTCAATAGCCGAGGAAAGCGGATTGCTTTACCTAGGTACTATCGGAAAAAATACTGCTCTGGAGAAGTACGCAGTGCAAAGGGTGCCTATATTGCAGAAGCTATACAGCAGGAGGAGATTAAACAAGATACTGGGCTTATTAAAGCCGGAAAAAATCCGGATAAAGTTAAAGCTCTCGGAAAGGACCAAAGAAATAAGCAATTAATTAACCGTAAACCAAGGATTGGTATATGAAAAAGGGAATCGCTACAGCAGAAAAAAACAATGGGCTTAAAATAACTATGCCGGTAAAAACAAGGACTCCACTGGAAGCATTTGTAATGCTTCGTCAGGGTCATCCTATAGACCAGGCGGCAGCCTACTATGAGGACAGAGATGTCCTTCCTTCGAATTTCTTCATGATGGACAAGACGGCAAAGCTTCACAAGCTTGCCGAACTCAGAGAAATGGAAAGGAATGCCCAGGAAACGCATGATTACCTGGTGGATGAACTTCGTAACCTAAACTCACAACATAATGACAACAAACAAGAAGTTACCAAAGCAAACGCCACACTCTAATCCGGACGAAGCTTTCCCAAATGAGGGAAAGCAGATTAATACAAACGTTCCGGATGTTCATGAGAATAACTATTTTAAGGACATGCCGGCGGAGGAAATCCGCAGGCGGTATATGAAATTCTCGGTAATGATGGAGGGCGTTAATGAATCTCTTGACCTGAATAGGTCGGCAAATGTTGACCAGTTCGCCCTCCGTGTGCGGGACCTGGTTCTCGCAACACAGAAAGTATAAGTTTCCATCGGTTGAGTTTTACCTAAAGGGCCCCAAAAGTGGGGCCCTTTTCTATTATACCCCTATGCGGAGCCCTAGATGCAAACTCGTTAAAGGTCGCCCACGGGGCGCAATTAACCGACGAAGGAGGTAAGCCGTAGTTTAGCATTAGGAAAAAACGATCATCAGATCGTAACAAGTGTAGTAATGTAAATGATACACGTAAAAAACAAAAAGGACAGTACAGCCATAACGCGCGGAGCGCGCAGGCTGGACGGGGCCCGAAGCTTCAGCGAGGGCCCTCCTACCCCACATCGCGCAGAATGCGCGAGCCAGCGAGCGCGGCAGCGTGCGTCTTGTGCGTCTTGCCGAGCCCAGCGAGTCCCGGACCCAAGCTTGCGCAGGGGAGGCTCGAAGCGTAGCGAGGCACACGCACAAGGCGCTCAGCTGCCGCGATGTGGGGGTAAAAAAGAGAATTTTTTTTAAAAAAAAAATTACTCATAATAAACTAATAATCAATTAGTTATAAACAACTGACTTACAGTCAGTTGTAAAAAAACAAGACAATGCTTGACATTGTCAAATAAAAAGCTACTTTAGCAAGGCCTTAGATGGCTCGTCTTTCTAAGGCCAAAATTTTGAGGGCGTTTCAAGCACGAAAAAAAAAGCGAATATGGTAAATTGGGTAATTGAAAATTGGCAAAATATATCATTGGCTTTTGTAACTGCTGCTCAAGCAGTGAAAGCCATAATTCTCATATTCAAGAAAAAACAAAAATAGATGCCACTAGGAATCTTAGGCGGGACACTGCTCGCGTCAGCATTACAGGGAATCTTCGGCATAGGTTCAACTATAGCCGCAAACAAATACAACTCTCCCCTGGCTATGAAAAGGAGGCTCCGCGCTGCCGGATTACCTTTGTCTTATATGTACCAGGGGAAAGTGGCTACTCAGTCAGATGTACCTAAATTATCCATAGACCCGACACTAGGACAGGCTCAGCAGGCTAACCTAACACAACAACAACCCTTAGTAGATGCTAACGTAAAAAATGTCCAATCTCGTACTAAAGGACAGGATCTATCAAACGAAGTTCAGGACGGTATAAATCAATGGCTCAAAACTATAGAGGAAGGCAATACAGATGACAAGGGTAATCAATTGAACAATCAAAGGTACCTGCTTGGACTTGATAGAGATACCCGCGAAGCGGCTAAATTCACCAAACAATATGAGCGTAAAATAAAAGCCATCGTTCTGGACGTGGCTAATACTCTCAATAATGAGGGCGTAACCAAAGAAATGGCCCGTCAGGCTTTAATAAAGGCAAAGACAGAAATAAAAAAACTAGGACTTCAATCTGGATTACTTTCCCAGATGGAGGATATAAGAGATTTTGATCAATGGCTAAACAATAAGGTCACTGATACACTTGACTCACTCCCTACCTTCTTGCAGGCACTCATAGCTTCTATACTTAAACTTCAATCTTACAGATGAAAAGACGGATTCAATCCAATTCCTCCTTTCCGGAGAGAATGGAAAAACATGCTAAGGCTTCATGGTTTGACCTTAGCTTTAATCACAAAACTACCCTTTCAATGGGGATGCTTATTCCTCTTGCAACAAAAGAGGTATACCCAGGGGAAAAAGTACGGCTTCAGAATGAGCTGCAACTTAAATTCGCACAGATGTACCTTCCTATTATGCATCAGGTATATTACACTTGTGATTGGTACTATGTTACGTACGATCAGTTATGGCCACGTACATACGCTATTGATAATTGGACTGGATGGCAGAGCTTTATCAAGCAGGACCCTGTGAATGCCCTGGTGGGGTTTCCGACATTTGACTATGATAGGGCAGATGCAATCTTCACAGATGGGATTCTTAATTATATGGGGTTCAATGCTCCGCCAGGTGCCGGTACGTTAATTTCATCAGTAGATGGTCTAAATGCCCTTCCGGTATCTGCCTATGGTAAGATATACGACGAGTATTACCGTAACGACCAGATACAGACTCCTATATGGTTTCCCTTAGAGGAAGGGGATAATACTGCTGCAATTCTTACAATGTTGCCAGATCTTAGGGTTTTACGCCGTAATTGGCCTAGGGATTATTATACCTCTGCAACACCTACTCCTCAAACGGGGGATAACATTCTAATTCCATCTTTTGCCACAGATCCAGAGTCTGGGTTATACGTTCCGCAAAAACTTTATGCTGTGGATGGGTCTGTTCCTGGTACCGGTGATCTTGGTATAATTGATGATGGTGGAACTAAAGTACTTGGAGAGATTGGTGGAAATCCCCGAGTATTACAGCTATCATCTACAATCAGGGACTTCCGCTATGCAGCTCAGATGACGGAATATCTTGAGCGTGCACTTCGTGCCGGTGATAGGTATGTAGATTTCGTCCAAAGGAATTTTGGGTACAATCCTAACCCTCTATATATTGATCGTCCGGTATGGATTGGAGGATACACCGGAAACGTTATTGTTTCTGATGTTATGGCTACTGCTGAGGTAGGAGATTATTCTGTTGGTCAGTATACTGGTCACGCAATGGCAAGGGATAATACTCCGGTGTTCGAATATTCTGTGCCTGATTATGGTATCATAATCTGTATGATGACGGTATATCCTAAAGCTTCCTACTACTCTGGCCTGGAAACTATGTGGACCAGGACTGAAAAGATGTCATACATGTGGGAGCAATTCGCCTTAATTGGTGACCAGCCTATAAGGAATAAGGAAGTATGGTTTTCCTGGTACGACGCTGATATAGCGTGGAATAATGAGATATTTGGCTACTTGCCACAATACACTCAGTTCAAATACTCAAATGATATTGTATCGGGTCAGATGCGTACACTTTGGGAAAGCTTCCACTTGGGGCGTAAATTCACCGGTGCCGGTGAGGTTATACTCAATTCTGATTTTGTTACTTGTACTCCAGATATTGGGCGGGTATTTAATGTCGATGCAGAAGCAGGCGAACATGAGGTATTCGTCCATGCCTATAACTCAATTCAGGTTCTAAGGAAACTTCCGGTAAATGGGCTTCCGTCTCTCTGATAATGAGATTAGGGATCTACCTTGGTCGTGGGCTATACCCGCGGCCTTGGTAGGTTTTACGTTGGAAGATGAAATATTATCTCACAGAAGACATTATGGAATCTACTCATGGCATGCGATGCGCCCATCTCAATCAGATATAACCCGCCTCTCGACGACGGAAAGGGAGGCCGTATCTATAGCTTCCCTGCGGACTGCGGAAAATGTATTAAGTGCCTTACCAAGAGAAAAGCTCAATGGAGCTTTCGCCTTACGGAAGAAAAACGCAAGAGTTTCTCAGCTTACTTTGTTACCTTAACATATGAAGATAAGGCTCTTACCTTTGGTGATGAAGGACCCACTGTTAACAAAAATGATCATTTCAATTTTATCAAAGCGCTTAAGGAACTTGAAAACCCGAAAGTACTATGCACAAGGGAGACGGTATCATCCGAGGAATTACAGCGAAAGCGAATTGGAATCAAGGATGAGGGAAAGCTTGCCTATTACGGAATCTCCGAATATGGGGACCGCATGGGCCGGCCCCACTGGCATTATCTTCTTTTCAATGTGCGGGATATTGCTAATATTACTAGTGCTTGGCCTTATGGCCTACTTGAAATAGATCATGATGTAA